AAAGAAGGCAAGAATCCCAATGGCGGTCTGAACGCCAAGGGTCGGGCCTCCGCGAAAGCGCAAGGCATGAATTTGAAACCGCCCCAGCCGGAAGGCGGCTCACGGCGCGACTCCTTTTGTGCAAGGATGGAAGGGATGAAAAAGAAGTTAACATCCACCAAAACCGCCAAAGACCCAGACTCACGCATAAACAAGAGCCTACGGGCATGGAAGTGCTGAAATGACTGAACACGACGAAACAGTTAAGTACGTTATTGATGGGGTATCCTTCCTCACTGTGGTAGGTACTTTGGCCGAAATGCTGCCAGCTGTTGCTGCAGTCTTTACGATTGTCTGGACTGCTATCCGTATTTGGGAAACCAAAACAGTACAGGGATGGTTAAATAATAAGAAAGCTAAAGATGCCGTCGACGAGTAAAAAGCAACATAATTTCATGGAGGCGGTGGCCCATAATCCATCGTTTGCTAAGAAAGTAGGTGTCCCTCAATCTGTGGGGCAAGATTTTTCCAAGGCCGATAAAGGCAAAACTTTTAAACAAGGTGGCGATATGATGAATTCTAAAATGAAAATGTTTGAGAAATCAGGCAAAGATGTTGAGAAAAAGGGCATGAAAGAGGGCTCTAAAGCTGATATGGCTCTGGACAAAAAACAAATGATGGGCATGAAAAAAGGCGGGGGCGTCAAAAAGATGGCCGCTGGCGGTTCAGCCTCTTCTCGCGCTGACGGTATTGCTTCTAAAGGCAAAACCAAAGGCACAATGATTAAAATGGCTTACGGCGGTAAGTGCTAATAGCATGATGGCCTGCCGCGGTATGGGGGACGTCAATTCCTCTAAAATGCCTGACGGCAAGCGTAAGGCTCGCCGTGATGATACTGACTTTACTCAATATAAAGACGGTGGGAAAGTTAACGCTGCAGGTAATTACACTAAACCCAGCCTTCGTAAACGTATTGTGTCCCAAGTAAAAGCCGCAGCCACGCAAGGTACTGGCGCGGGCCAGTGGTCAGCTCGTAAAGCTCAGCTTGTTGCCAAGAAGTACAAGGCGGCTGGCGGAGGTTACCGAGATTGAAAGCGCCTCAAAAATCCTTGAAGGACTGGGGCGACCAGAAGTGGAGAACCAAAAGTGGAAAACCGTCTAGTAAAACAGGTGAGCGATATCTTCCAGAAGCTGCGATTAAAAGTCTCAGCCCTGCGGAGTACGCCGCAACAACCAAAGCCAAGCGAGCAGGAAAAGCCGCTGGAAAACAATTTGTAGCTCAACCCAAAACTATTGCAAAGAAAACAGCAGGGTATAGATAATGGCTACTACTTCAGGAACCTCCGCATTTAACCTAGACTTCAATGATATTGTTGAAGAGGCGTATGAGCGGGCGGGTATTGAGGTTCGTACTGGCTATGAGTTTCGTACCGCACGTCGGTCGTTTAACATGCTTACGATTGAATGGGCTAACCGTGGCATCAATTTATGGACTATTGAGCAAGGCCAGATCCTAATGAATACCGGGCAAGGCGTCTATGCTTTGCCAAGTACAACGATTGATTTGCTAGACCAAGTGATCCGTACACAGGCAACTACGCCCAATCAGATTGACATCAACATCAGCCGCATCTCTGAGTCAACCTACTCTACCTTACCAAACAAACTGGCTCAAGGGCGTCCTATTCAAGTATGGATTAACCGACAGTCTAATCAAAGCTATTTGTCTAACTCAACAGTAGCGGCAACGGTATTGTCAACAGATACAACTATTACGCTCAACACGACTAATGGTTTACCCGCAACAGGATTTATCACAATTGACACAGAAACAATCTACTACGCTAACGTCAGCGGCAATCAACTACTTAATTGTTACCGCGGTCAGTACAATGGCAGCGCTACTACAACTGCCGCTGGTCATGCAATTGGCGCAGCCGTAACCGTAAATAATTTAACATCTATCAATGTGTGGCCTACGCCTAACGCACCGGGCGATCAATACACATTTGTTTACTGGCGCATGCGCCGCATGCAAGACGCCGGTAACGGTGTCAATATTCAGGATGTCCCATTCCGCTTGATCCCTTGTATGGTGGCTGGCTTGGCTTACTATGTAGGCTCTAAGCGTCCTGACGTCTCTCCAGACAGAATTATGATGCTCAAGTCAATCTACGAAGAGCAGTGGCTGCTTGCATCGCAGGAAGATAGGGATAAGGCTCCTGACCGATATGTACCGCGACAGGCGTTCTATAGGTGATGTATGGCCAGTAAATATTCTTCTGGTAAGTATGCAATCGCCCAGTGTGACCGTTGCGATGAACGGTTTATGTTAAAGGATTTGAAAAAAGAGATTATCAAGACACGCCTGTTTAATTTAAAGGTGTGCCCTGAGTGCTGGGATCCTGATCAACCTCAGTTACAGTTGGGTATGTACCCAGTGGATGATCCACAGGCTGTACGAGAGCCGCGTCCTGATGTAAGCTATACACAAGCTGGAACTAATGGCCTGCAGATCTTAACAACTGATAGTACTGCCCCAGACGGGTTTGGGTATCCAACTCAAGGCAGCAGGGATATTCAATGGGGGTGGAACCCTGTTGGTGGAGCAAGTAGTTTTGATTCGGTTTTAACTCCAAACTACTTGGTTTTATACGCGGAAGTTGGTACAGTAACGATACAGATAGGAGCTTAATATGGCTAAAGAAGATATGAAAACGGACATGGCGCAGGACAAGGCAATGATCAAAAAAGCCTTTAAACAGCACGATGCCCAAGAGCACAAAGGCAGCAAGGGTACAACCTTGAAGCTTAAAAAGGGTGGCCCTACTAGCATGGACCGTAAGATGATGGGCCGTAATTTGTCTCGCGCAAATAACCAAAAATCTGGGAGCAAATAATGGCTATAAACAATAAGCCCGCTTCAACATACGCTAAGCCTCATACTATGAGCGGTGGTCCCGTGACTGACACTCGTAAGAATATGAGTAAGCTTGATGAGCTTGATGTTAGCATTGGTGCTATGAGCAAATCAGCTGGTGATGAAGGCGTCAAAACAACTGGTATCAAAATTCGCGGTACAGGCGCAGCTACCAAAGGCGTGATGGCACGAGGCCCGATGGCATGAACTATACCCAGCTCAGCAACGCTATCCAGGCGTACACGGAGAATACCGAAGCGAACTTTATCGCTGAGATACCTGTGTTCGTCCAGCAAGCTGAGCAGCGTATTTATAACACCGTTCAGTTCCCTTCATTGCGTAAAAACATGACTGGGTATGTGTCTACGACGACACCTTATCTGTCTGCCCCAACCGACTATTTGGCTACATATTCCCTAGCTGTAGTTGATGCTTCCGGCAACTATGAGTACCTACTGAACAAAGACGTTAACTTTATCCGTCAAGCATATCCTAGCGCTAGTGATGTTGGTCAACCTAGATACTACGCTTTGTTTGGCCCGACTGTATCTAGCTCCTCAATTTCAAATGAGCTGTCGTTCATTCTTGGCCCTAAGCCAGATTCTGGCTATCAAGTTGAACTGCATTTTTATTATTACCCAGAGTCCATCACAACTGCTTCGACTGGCCAGACATGGCTTGGCGACAACTTTGATTCTGTGCTTTTGTATGGTTCATTGGTTGAGGCTTACACCTATATGAAGGGTGAGACCGATATGATGGCTTTGTATAACCAAAAGTACGGAGAAGCGCTTGCGCTGGCTAAACGTTTGGGCGATGGTATGGAGCGTCAGGATGCTTATCGTTCTGGTCAGTTTAGACAGGCGGTGACCTGATGGCTGTTCAGCAAACCACAACTACAAGCTTTAAAGTTGAGCTGCTTCAGGCAGTCCATAACTTTGGGCCAACATCGCCTAATACTTTTAAGATTGCTCTATATACGGCGGCGTCCAATATTGGCGCAGCAACAACTGTATATACAACAAGCAATGAGATTACGGGTACTGGCTATACGGCTGGTGGTAAAACGTTGTCGATTTCAATATCTCCAACAGCTAGTAATAATTCTAGTGGCATACCTACCGCGTATATTTCGTTTACCAATATAAGTTGGACAGGCGCATCGTTTACATGTCGTGGCGCTTTAATTTACAATACCACACAAGGGAATAAATCTGTGGCGGTACTTGATTTTGGTTCGGATAAAACTGTTAACAATAACACTTTTCAAATTGTTTTCCCAACCCCAGATGCTAACAGCGCTATCGTGCGCATTTCTTAAGGACTCTTATGACTAAAGAACTCTCAAACTTCGGCGACTACGCAGAAGCTTCTTTGCAGGCCAACGTTGTTGGTTCTGAATCTGTTGGTATTGAAGGCGTATACCACGTTGAATGCCGCGATGCTCAAGGCAACCTTAAATGGCAAGATCAATTTCCTAATTTGGTGAATGCTATTGGTAAGCAGTTGATGCTTGACACTTTGTTGTCTGGTTCAGCCTACACTACAGTTGGTCCGTTTCTCGGTTTGATTTCAGGTGCAAGCCCAACATTTGCGGCTTCAGATACTATGACTTCACACGCTGGCTGGTCTGAATTCACAAACTACACTGTTGGCGGTTCCGCAGTGCGCGGTACAGCATCTTTTTCAGCGGCTACTTCTACTGGTACAACACCGTCTAACGTGACCACAAAGGCCGCAACAGCTATTACCTACACCATCACAGGTGCTGGTGGTACAGTGGGCGGTTGTTTCTTGGTGACAGGTTCTGGTGCGTCTTCTACGCTGTCAAACACAGGTGGAACGTTGTATAGCGCTGGCGCATTTGCCACTGCTAAGATTACAACATCTGGCGATACCGTAACCGTCACATACAGCACTACTGCAACAAGCTAATTAGGAGTCGCTTAAATGGCTCTGGCACTTTTTGATCGTGTCCAAGAGACAACGACGACATCAGGCACCGGCTCGGTAACTCTGGCAGGTGCTGTTTCTGGCTTTCAGTCGTTTGCTGTTGTTGGCAATGGGAATACCTGCTATTACACAATCGTGGATGGCAATGCATGGGAAGTTGGTATTGGCACGTATTTAACTTCGGGGCCAACCCTTGCGCGTACAACAATCCTGTCAAATTCTAATGGGAATACTTCTCCCATTACGTTGTCGTCTGGTAACACAAAGAGTGTTTTCTTAACTTATCCAGCAGAGAAATCTGTCAATCTGGATGCAAGCAATAATGTCAGCCCACTAGGTACAGTGGCGTCTGGTACATGGCAAGGCACAACTGTCGGTGTAGCTTATGGTGGTACAGGTGTAACCGCATCTACTGGCGCTAACTCTGTAGTGTTGCGTGACGCTAATCAAAACATTCAAGCTAATAGCATTACCCAATCCCGAGCAACTACTACCGCTGCGGGCGCACTAACCTCACTATCAGCAGCATCACCCCATTTTCAAATTTTGTATGGTACGGGTGTTCAAACATTTAGGCTGCCCGATGCCTCGCTGTTGCCCACAGGCTCTTCATGGGTCTTTGACAACGATGCTACTGGAAATTTAACTATTGCAGATTACACAGGGGCCACAATTGACGTAGTTCCTCCCGGTGGATATGCCACAGTGTTTCTTGAAGACAATAGTACGACAGCTGGCGGTTGGGGTCGTTTTGGTATGATTCCCAGTGAAGTTAACTGGGGTACAAACAGCCTTGACTTGGGCGGTAGCACAGTCGTTACAAATGGTATTTGGCGCGGTACAACGGTTGAGACTGGCTACGGCGGTACAGGACTTACAACATTCTCTGCGGCCAATAATGCGCTGTACTCTACTGGCGCTGGCACACTGACTGCGGGCACGTTACCGATTCTGGCTGGCGGTACAGGTAACACCACGGCCTCTGGCGCAATCAATGCGTTGATTCCAAGCCAGACCAGCAACGCGGGTAAGTATTTAACAACAAACGGCACAGCTGTGTCGTGGGACTATGTGAGCACGGCTCTGGTTCCGATCACGCAAAATGCTGATAATGTCACCATCAACCAGACTATTGCCGCTGGTGCTAATGGGTTCTCTGTAGGTCCCATGACTATCCAAAGTGGCATCACGGTAACTGTTGCCAGCGGTCAGCGTTGGGTGGTAATCTAAGGAATAAAAATGAGTAGCATTGCAGCAGGAACCACAACCACGACAGGCTATGTCATCACATCGGATACCACTGGAGCGTTGGTACTAAAGACTGGCTCGTCTGCTACGACTGCAGTGACTATTGGCTCTGACCAGAGCGTAACTTTTGCAGGAAGCCAGACATTCTCAGGCGGTACAGCAAATGGTGTGTTGTACTTGAATGGCTCTAAAGCTGCTACAAGTGGTTCTGCGCTAGTGTTTGATGGTAGCAATCTAGGTTTGGGAGTTACCCCTAGTGCTTGGGGTACTTTGTCAGTAATACAAGTTAAAAATGCCTCTATTGGAGGTGTTACCAATGAAGCGCATTATTCTGGAAATTGTTATTATCAGTCGGGTTGGAAATATATTTCAAATGGGTATGCCGCAAGATATTCACAGAATGATGTAGCGGGAGGCGCACACGCTTGGTTTACAGCGGCATCAGGTACAGCAGGAAACGCCATTACTTTTACTCAGGCAATGACTTTGGATGCTAGTGGGAATCTAAACATTGGCAACACAAGCATTAACAGCAATTTCCGCCTTAACTTAACATCTCCATCAGGTAATGGTGGTGTTGTTTTTGTTCCCGCTTCTGATGGTGCTACTGTTCCTGTTTTAAGGATGCTAAATGCGGCTTTAAGCACCAATGTTGCTGAGATTGGTACTGCATCAGGAACTGCACTTTATTTTAGTACTGGTGGAACAGAACGCATGCGTCTGGATGCTAGTGGGAATTTGGGTGTTGGTACTACAAGTCCAGACAGCATAATTACTTTTGCTGGAAACATTACATCAAAAGGCAGCGATTCCTATGGCATAGGCACAAATGGCGGCAACAACCATTTCAATGTATTTGCAACCGGAGCGTCTGGTGCTGTCCGTTTTTGGACTGGTGGTAGCAGTGCTACATCTGTTGGTGGTGGTGGTACAGAACGTGCCCGTATAAATTCAAGTGGACAATTTATGGTGGGTACTACTAGCCCTCTTGGTTCTCCCGCTACATTTTACGGATCTACTGCTACTGTGGTAATTTCACAAGGTAGCGCTTCCAGTTATGCTGGGTTAAGAATTTATAACGATGCTAATAGCTCAGGCAGAGCTTTGGAAATTGATTACTACGGCACATCTGCTGGTGAACGGGCTGAAATTTTTTGTACTGGTGCATACCCGCTTTTATTTGGTACAAGCAACACAGAACGCGCCCGTATAGACTCAAGCGGTAACTTTGGTATTGGTGTTACTTCAATGGCTCAAAAGTTGCAAGTAAATGGTAAAGCTATTATTGGTTCTTATGCAAGTACTGGCGCCTATGGTTTGTATTTACGTTCAGATGCCTCTAGCTCACATTACAACTGGCAAATTTCAACACAAAATGTAATTGATGGTGGCTTTGAAATTGCCCGTTCTAGCGCTACGGGGGGCACAACATTTAACAACCCATCGTTAGTTATAAATTCAAGCGGTTACTTGCTGTCGGGGACTATAAGTAGTGGTATTTATCGTGGCCAAAATGCTCAAATAGAATCTTATCGAGTTAATGGCTCTGCTTTAAATGTTGTTTCTGATTCAACAACTTCAGCGACTCAACAAGTAATTGGTATATATCATCGTGCAACATCTGGCACTCGATGGATGATGGAATTTTCAACTGATAATCCATCAGCAGTAACTGTCGGTTCAATTACAAGTAATGGTTCATCAACTGCATATAACACATCATCAGATTATCGCCTGAAGAATACCGTTGCACCAATGACAGGCGCATTGGCTAAAGTTGCGGCCCTCAAGCCTGTAACGTATAAGTGGAATTCAACTGGCGCTGATGGCGAAGGTTTTATTGCTCATGAGTTGGCTGAAGTTTGCCCACATGCAGTGGCCGGTGAAAAAGATGCAGTCGATAAAAATGGCGACCCAGCCTACCAAGGTATTGATGTATCTTATTTGGTAGCCACATTGACAGCTGCAATTCAAGAACAACAAGCAATCATTCAACAGTTACAAGCTGACGTAGCCGCATTAAGGGGAACAGCATGACCGTCTATATCAATGGCACAACAGGTTACTCCGGACCAGTCGGTTTACTGGGCGACCTGACAACTACAGGTAACACTATTCTGGGTGATGCCAGCACAGACACGTTGAATGTATCCAACGGCAATTTGGTTTTGGATTCAAGCGGAAATGCTGGGTTGGGAGTTACTCCTAGTGCTTGGGATAGCGCATTTACCGCTTTTCAACTTGGTGCATCTACAACATCAAACGGAAATGCTTCGCTTTATTCACAAAAAAATGGTTCGTTTTCTGCGGGTTTGATGACTAACGCATATTACAACGCTGGTTGGAAATATGTAGCAACTAATTTTGCAACAAGGTACGAACAAAACACCAACAGTAATTCATATTTTGCTTGGTACACAGCGCCCTCAGGAACAGCGGGTAACGCAGTGTCATGGACTCAGGCAATGACTTTAGATATTAACGGCAATTTGGGTATTGGTACTACATCGCCAACAACAAAACTATCAATTACAGATAGTGCTGGCCCAGTTATTCGGATGGTTCGCACTAGCAACCGATTTGAAGTTTCTGCTGATACTGATTTTATGTCGTTGAACGCACGAGATGCTTCAACATATATTACTTTTAAAACAGCAGACACAGAACGTGCCCGTATAGACTCAAGCGGTAATTTTGGTATTGGAACGACTTCGCCCGGACAGCATCTTGATATTGCTGGAAATGGACAACAGTGGGTAAAAATTAACAATAACAACAACGCTGGAGCGAACGGTATTGCGGGCATACAGTTATGGGGTAATAACACTTATCGTTCTGCTTTGTATTACAACGATAATGCGGGCGCAACATATTTAGATACAACTGTTGGTTCAAATCAAGTATTGTCGTTGGTTAGTGGTTCAACGCTTTCATTAAATGCAACTGGCGCAAACATAATTAATTTTTCCACTAACGGTTCAGAACGTGCCCGTATAGACTCAAGCGGTAACTTGATGGTGGGGACTACAACATCAAATGGGCGTCTTTCTGTTTATGCAACAACAAACGCACAAATAGCACTTACAGACTCTACTCTTGGCCCTAACTATGGTGGAGTAATTCGTGGATTTGGCGTTGGTGGTGCTGGTGGGCGTATTCAAATTGGTGTTTTAGACAACGCCACATATTCAAAAGCTATTGAAGTTGGTGAGCAAGCAAATTACATAACATTTACTACAAATGCTTCAGAACGTGCCCGTATAGACTCAAGCGGTAACTTCGGTATTGGAACAAGCAGTCCCAGCAATAAACTTGTTGTAAGTGGTTCTTCTGGATCAACACAAATACAACTTGCTGATTCTTACGCTTCTAACAATTTAATTTTAAGTGCCAATACTTCAACTGTAGACATCAAGGGTCTTAATGGTTACCCAATGGTGTTTTATACATCTGGCACAGAACGCGCTCGTTTTGATACAAGCGGTAACATGGGTCTTGGCAGAACCGACCCCCCAATGAAGTTGGGTGTAATGGCGGCGGGCGCTGTTATAAATGGTACAGCTACTATTGGTACCAACATGCAGGGTATCCAAATTTACAATGCCACTTCAGCGACTACAAATAATGCTGTTGGTTTGTGGCTTACAGTGGGACCGCACCAAACTGGTATTGCTGCATTTAGGCCCACTCCTGATACTACTTGGGCAACGGCCCTTGCTTTCTATACGCACGGAAATGCTACTAGTGGCCTTAATGACTGTTACGAGCGCATGAGGATTAGCGGTGAAGGTAATGTATCTATTGGTACCTCTGGCGAAAACGCTAGATTATTTGTATCAGGTACTAGCGCAGCAATTGCTTTAGACGCATTTAAAAGTGATGGCTTTGCCAGAACCATTCAAATTTGCGCTGGATTAGCTGGAAATTACAATACATTAACTATTGAGGTCAACCTTCTGGATGCGGGTGGTTATTGTTATGAGTTAAATACTGGCGGTACTAGCGGTGGTTGTATGGCAACAGGCGGCGGATACATAAATGGTTCTGCAAATTTTTCACATAATTCGCATCTTTTTGGTGGCACTGGAACCTTAACTGTTTCTTGCCCTTCAGGTAACATAGTTCGTTGGGTGCTTACAGGTGGAAATGGAGTACACCCAGTTTGTACTTTTAAAATAACTGGATCATTAAGCCAATACTTTGGTCCTTCTAATATAACTGTTGTTTATTCGTAATGTCTTATCTGCAAGGAATATAAATGGCAGCCTCATTAAATTCGGACAACGGCGTAGTCAGTGGAACAGCTGGCCTGAAGTCGAGCGCTGACAGCTCTGGGGTCTTGGATCTGCAGACCAACGGTACAACTGCGCTCAGTATCAGCGCATCCCAAGTTGTAACTTATACCAACCAGCCAACCTATACCGGCGGCACAGCCAACGGCGTTCTGTATTTAAACGGCTCTAAGGCTGTTACAAGCGGTTCTGCGCTGGTGTTTAATGGTACAAATTTGGGTGTTGGTGATGCCAGCCCACCAGCACCGGGTGGAGCAGACGCAAGAGTAATTTCATTAAAGGGTACTAAATACCCACAATATATCTATACAGCTACAGATGCAGCAACTGATAGTAAAACGTGGAGAACTATTATTAGAGATTCATTGCAGTTTCAAATCCAAACTGTTAATGATGCAATTAGTACAGAGCAAACAGCGTATGAAATTATTAGGACTACAGGGTCTAATAGCATTGATTACCAACGTTGGTACACAGCAACTTCAGAACGGATGCGCTTAGACAATTCTGGCAATCTAGGCTTGGGAGTTACTCCTAGTGCTTGGGGAAGTGGTTTCAAAGCCTTTCAAATTGGCGCAAGAGGTTCTGCATATTCAGGCTCTGATTCGTCAATGCGTTTGGCTTACAACGCTTATTACGATGGAACAGGATACAAGCGTATTGCCGCAAGTTCCGCATCTCAATGGATTGCTGATACCGATGGCTCTTTTGGATGGTTTCAAGCGGGTTCTAGCACAGCAGGAAGCGCCATTACCTTTACTCAGGCAATGACCCTTGGGTCAAATGGATTTTTGGGTATTGGCCAAACAAGCCCTGCATACCCTATTGATATTAGTACTGGCGCAAATGCGGCTCAAATTGCTTTTCAGAGCACAATTTCATCTGGCATTAATTTTAAGATTTCACAAGGTATCCAAGGCATTACTAATAGTGGAATGCAAATTTATGATTTAACAAATTCTGCTATTCGTTTGGCAATAGATGGAAGTGGAAATGTTGGTATTGGCACGGGTAGTCCCAATTCTAAACTTGAAGTAAAAGCATCTGGCGCAAACGGAATTGTGCTTGGGGTGGATGGAGCAGATAGCACAGCAAGTACAAGAATGTTTGGCAAAACAAGCAGTTCTACAGGTGGAATTTTTTATTATGAAAATGGTGGAAATCCAATTTGGTGTGTTACTACAGGCTCTACTGTTGGGTCTTCAACAGGTACAACCCGTCTAACTGTTAGCGAATTTGGTCTTGCCCTTGGAAATTATGATGCCGCAACAAGTGGAACAGGCATTAAATTTCCCGCAACTCAAAACCCATCATCAAATGTAAACACACTAGATGATTACGAAGAAGGAAGTTGGACGCCTTCATTGCGTGATGGTGGGACCAACAGAAGCCCATCATATGCATACGGCCCAAGCGGAACTTATGTCAAAATTGGACGTTTTGTTTTTATTAGATGGGGTCTTAAACTTTCAAACAAAGGCGCTGGTTCTGGGTCAGGCGAAATACAAATATACGGATTGCCTTTTACACCTACTACTACAGGCCCCTACCAAGAAGAAAATGTTTCCGTTTCTACGGGCATATTAAATACAGCCGCAAATGCAGGGATTGCAAGAATGGTGATTAACATAGGTTCGTATCTATTTGGGCGCCTTGCTAACAACGCAGATACTGTGTGGACTTATAACGACTTAACAAACGATTCTTGGATTATTGGTGAACTTTCTTACATTGCAACAGCCTAAAGAAAAATTATGTCTACATTTACTGAAATTACATACATCTCCCAGTTTGATATCCAGCCCAACGGCTGTATTGGCGTTCGTAAAAGCACAGATGTTTTAAAAGACGATGTGGTAATCTCTACCACATACTGGCGCTGTGTTCTTGTGCCAAACGACCCACAGGCTGCTACAGTTTTGGATCAGCAATACTTTCTAGATATTGCAAACTACGCTTGGAGCCAGACTCCACCCGTACCATACGATCCTAACCCCCCAGCTCCTACAGAATAACGGGAAGCTGCCACCCGATCTTGGCAGCATTTAAAAGGAAATAACATGGGAAACGAAAAAAAGACCCCCGTGAGTATTGACGGCGTAGAGTACAAGTTTGAAGACATGACACCCCAGCAGCAGATGCTTCTGAATCATGTAGCCGACTTGGACCGCAAACTTGATTCAGCCCGCTTTAATGTGGATCAGCTTCAAGTTGGTAGAGATGCTTTCTTCAAGTTACTCAAAGACGCTTTGGAAACAAAGCCTGAAGTATCTGACGTAGAGGCTAAATAATGGCACATCTACCCCTCTGGTATTTAGGACAATTAGACAGTGATACTTGCAACCAAGTGATTGCCGAGCTGTCTGGCATTGAAGTGCGCGATGCAACCATGGGGGTAGATGGCTCTGAAAAAGATACCCGCACTCGTAACACCAACGTGCGTTTTGGTGATGCAAACTATTGGCTGGCTGATCGCTTTGAGCAATTTGCCTTAGAAGCTAATAAAACGTGCAAGTGGGACTACCACATCACAGGCCGTGAAAATGTTCAGTTTGCTGAATACGGACCTGAGCAACACTACGCTTGGCATACCGATACCTTCACCCTTTCTGGCAATCCCATCGAACGCAAAGTAAGCGTGATTTGTCTATTGAATGATGAGTTTGAAGGCGGTCAATTCCAAGTGCGGCTGTACAACGATTACGATGCACCGCTAAAAAAGGGGACAATCATTGCGTTCCCATCTATCCTTGAACATAGGGTTATCCCTGTAACGTCAGGCATTCGCTACTCAGCTACGATATGGTTTAACGGCCCTCGGTTCCGGTAAGGAAGTACTGTGTTTGGACTCTCAAGTTTTGCTCAAGCGCCCTTTGCCTCATTAGGCGGGGCGGCCTATCGCTTTGAGTTGGCAGAGAACATTAACCTTGCAGAGTCCACAACACAGGCTTACGCTTTTCTCCAGACAGTTACTGAAAACAGCGTACTTTCCAATATCAACGCTGAGCCGGGTGACTTCTTTGCACTTATCTACGAAAATTTAAACTTGGCTGATACGCCAACAATACAAGCTTCATTCCCCCTGTCTTTGGCAGAAAACTCAAGTCTTGCTGATACGCCAACTATTGCCGCCCAGTTTGTAACGTCTAAGTCTGAAGCGGTAACTATGCTTGATGCCCAAGAAACATTCTTTGCATTCTTACAGTCAAGGGCAGAGGGTCAAACATTAGCAGACGCAAACGCCACCCAGTCAAATTTCCTACAGAGCATCGCCGAGAATGTCACGCAGCTATCCGTGCAGACCATTGCAGCGCAGTTTGCCCAGTCAATTGTTGAAAATCTGCAGATGGCCGATACTCCAACCTCGGTGTTTGCTTTCTTCCAAAGTATTACTGAGGCATTAACATCAAGTGATTTACGGACCGCCACCGTTGCAGTGTTCTTTACGATTACAGAAAACTTCACCTCTGCCGATGCAAACACTGCCTCACAGGGTTTCTATTTCTTTGTTAACGAAAACACCACAGTTGCAGACATAGAGTTAGTTCAGGCGGCATTTAGACAAAGCGTTGCTGAAAACATCGTAATGAGGGACAATAACGTAGCTGTTGGGTGGTTTAAGATTATCACTAATATGGATGCAAACTGGGCCAACATTGTAGACACTCAGTCATCTGGCTGGGCGCTGGTTGACACTCCACAGGCTCCGACTTGGACTGTTATAAACAACCAATAATTTGAGGAATACTAAATGTCAAGTACCTTTTCCAGTTTAAAGTTTGAACTAATTACAACCGGCGAGCAGTCTGGTACGTGGGGCGCAACCACAGATACTAATATTGGTACTGCTATTGAGCAGGCTATTGTTGGTATGGCTACTTTGACTTCTTCTGACTTTACTACAAATGTAGCAACACTTACGCTTACTAACACTAACAGCGCTCAGAACGCCCGGGCGCTGTGTCTTAATATTGCCGCTGGAGCAGTATCTGCCGCTGGTACTATTAACGTTCCGGCTATTCAGAAACCCTATTTGGTTATTAATAACAGCAGCTACGCGGTCACAGTCAAAGTCACTGGTCTCACAGGCGTATCTATTCCAGCGGGTAAACGCACCGTGGTGTACAACAATGCCACAGACGTTGGCAACCAGATTGACTACTTGGCATCCTTAACTCTGGGCACTGCTCTACCTATTGCCTCTGGTGGTACAGGCACAACGTCGACTACCTTTGTTAACTTGGCCACTAATGTTACTGGTAACTTGCCAGTGACTAACTTAAACAGCGGGACAAGCGCTTCGTCTAGCACATTCTGGCGTGGTGATGGCACTTGGGCTTCTGGTGTATCTGGCCCTACGGGACCTACCGGCCCCACTGGGCCTACTGGTCCTACTGGTCCTA